TTATTCCTGGCGCATTTGCAGTCCCCACCGATTTATCTATGACAGTCGAGGAAACCGTGTTACTATCTGCGGCTTGTGTTATAGCCGCAAAAAACAAATAACCAACCATAATGAAGGCTATAAGAAAACATATTAAAACAGTTTTTTTCTTAACTCTCATCTGTCTCCCCCCACGAACAAATATTATCTAACGAAAGAACTTTGCAACTTAACGTGCTACATCCTGATAGAAGGATGCACAGAAACAAAACACTCAGTACTCTTCCCCGCATAATCAAAAAACTCCTAAGAACCTTTGCGGCTTAGATATAGGACTAAACCTAGAGTTAACCATGCCACCTTTAGCCATGCCTTTTTTAGATAGAGCAATCGCTACAGCTTGTTTTTGAGGATAGCCCTCAGACTTTAACTTGCTGATGTTTGAGCTAACAACCTTCTTAGACTTTCCTTTTTTAAGTGGCATTACGGTTCAAACCCCCTACGACTTCGAGTTGCTGCAGTCTCTGCCCTCTGGTCAACTGCCTGTTTTTGTACATCTATTCTCTCTCGATTGACTTCGTTTCTGTCCTCTGCAATCTCTTCTTGTAACTCTAGTCTGGCTGAGTCAGTCACAGCTTTCTGTTGTAGTTTCTCTGTCTCCAGCATGAGATCTGCTTGATCCGTCATAGCTTTGCGTTGCTCAGTCTCTTGTTTGATCCCTAGCTCTTGCATCCGTATTTGAACTAATGGATCTGCCATTGGGTCAGCGGGAGGAGGCATCATGTCTGGCAAATACTTCTGCATCAGTTGAAGTTCTTGCATAGCAATAAGCTTATCCATCTCTCCTGGTACTTGCATCTGTTGTTGCATCTCTTGCATTTTTTGTTGAGCCAAAGCAGGATCTACACCACCAGCTTGCACGTTCATCTGCACAGACTGCATCAAGGTTTGCAGCTCTTCTTCCACCATTTGTTTTGCTTTCATCGAAATGTGTTCTTGAATGTGAGCGTAGAAAGTCCCTTGAACTTGAGGAGATGTTACTACTAACGGTGTCTTAAGGAACATTAAATGTATAGAAATATGCGTCTCATGATCTTGATCTTCAAACGCTTGTAACAATTCTCCCATTAACGCTCTAGCGTTCTCCACGGCAGGACCTAACGGCTTGGGTTCAGGGATAGGTGGTAAGATCTCATCTATGTTCTGCACTTCTAGAGCCTGATACATTCTTTTATACGCTGCGTATATGTTATGGATCTGAGGATTAGTCTGTGCCAACTGTAGTTGAGACTGCGCCAACGTAACTCTCTGCGCCATTGAAAAGATGTTTGGATCCGAAACCGGTATCACATCTACTCTTTCATCAAAGTCTTCCGCCTTAATAGACTGAGGAGCCCCCGCTACTTCATAAGGATATTCAGCCGGCATGTTCTCCGAAAAGATAGTCGCCAACAATCGGAACTCTGTTTTTTGAGCGTAGTGTAGTCTCTTGTGTATCGCCGACATCACCTTCATGCCACGTTCCAGCATAGCAACAGTCGTGCCTACTGGTGTTTCTTGGTTCATGTTGTTGACTTGTTCATCAGCTAAAGAAATAAATCTTCGGCCTCCCTCAATCAAAACCCCAAGGAGCTGGGCTAAAGTCCCAGAAGGTTCCTTGTATGGCAACGGAGTAATCGCACTCCTTATGTCACCACCTGGTACATCTATATCCCGCCATTCGCCCGGTTGTAATGGGTCATCTGAATTTCGAACCCTCACACCTCTAGCCTTGAATCCCGCTGGCAAATTAGCCAACGTCCCAGCGTCAATCAGTTGACGTAGGATGCTTGTAGCAGAACGACCAAGACCCCCAATCATGTGGATTAGGCCAAAACCATAAAACCCTAATCCAGGCATGAACTTATAATGAACAAAATATTGTCGCTTCATAGCGATGTCTGAATTTTCTTCAAAGTTTCTACGAATAGATAAGATCTCTCCAGATCCCTGATCTATCGCAACAATGTACGGTAGTTGTATTCCTGTGTCTTCCCCGTCAGGAGCCTTGTCTTCAAATCCCTCGAGGTCTAAATTAACATGCATCTCTAATACAGTGTACACGTCATCCATGTATGTCTTAGATATGCCGTCAAGCTCATTGACTTTTTGTTTGACAATATCCTCTTCGTCAGACTCAGTTAACTCAATGTCCCGATAAAACCCCGCAACTTGCATCTTACGGACTTCATTAGAATCCATGCGTAAAACATGCGTAACTCTAGACGCAGTAGCAAGATCAGTAGCAGAATACGGAACAACTAAGTCCTGCGCTGGAAGAAACTTCGATACCGCTCTTTGCATCGTAGGATCATAATAAACTTTTTTAAACGTCGATCCAGACAACGGTAAGTAAAATAACAATTGATCCATGTCAGGATCATACTCCTGCATGACCTCCATGATCTGATAGTTCATATAGTCTCTAACACGGTGTGCTTGAGCTTCATGCTCCGCGCTTTGCAGTCCTAAAACCTGTGTCTTAACTGGTCCGCCTGACGGTAATAATTCTTTATACGCTTGCGCTTGGAACTGGGTAACCGATTCCATAATCAAAGGATGAGTAACACCAGAGGCTCCCTCAAAAGGAACCGCTCTCTCTATTTGCTTAACACCTAACTGATCTAGGCCATTGGTATATGCTTCTTCCCACTCGCTTCTTGAGACAAGGTCATCTTCATATGATCCCCTCAACTCAGAAGATAACTCTCCCAAATATCCTTCGTCTAAATATTCTGCTAAGTTCTCATCATGCTCAATCGCAACGTCTACTTCTTGCCCCTCCATTCCAGACAAGGCTTGTATAAGAGCACTCCCATCTTCTCCTGGTGTTATCTCAGCTCCGCCCTCAAAAGTCTCTTCTTGAATGACTTCAATTTCTTGCCCCTCCATTTCAGGAGATGCTTGACCTTGCATAAAACCAGAATCAACAATTGATCCCATCGGTTGTGGTGGTAGTGCCATTAGTAGTACTCCCTTTTCTGAGGGTGATAATCTTCATCTAAGTCTTCGCCGTCAAGAGAAACAAATCCCCCCTGTCGGAATCTCATTATAGCTAACGTCATACTATCACAAAAGTCATCATGGTCTCCATTAGGAAATGACGCTACTTCTTCTATCACTTCGTCCGTAAACTTCTTGTCCGTTGGTGCCCATACTACACCAGCTTCGAACATTGGTGCAACCATATGCATACGAGTTACCTTATCGTTACCTTTGCCGGGTGCAAATCCCAAAGCCGGAATGCCTCGAAGCCGCAACTCCTGTATCAAAGGAGTACCAGTTGCTTTTGCTTCTATCAATACCATATCAGGTTCCCAATACTCATGCTCATCAAACGCAATTTCTTTTAATTCTGGAAAATTCCAACGTCCTCGCTGGGCATCCAAAAGAATTATGTTGTCTGGTCCGCCTTCTTCTGGGTTGAATATACCCCAAGTTGTGATCGCTGAATAGTCCGCAGTTTCTTTTTTTGAAAATGCTGTGTCATATGCCTGTAAAATATACTTCAAAGGAGGTACTTTTTCTTTATCCCACGGCTGCCACCACTCTTTCTTCACAATCGCACCCTGTGAAGTAGTCGGTTGTTGCTGCCATTGCGCTGACCACTTAGCTACAGGAAGAGAAGCTTTGATCGATAGTAAAGCATCCTTCTCCCAAAACTCAGGCCATAAGGCGTTGTCTGATGGAAGTATCGCTGGAAACTCTACCACATCCCACTGATCAGACATAACATCTGACCCTTGTGCAGCGAGTAATCGGCCTGTCAAGTCTTTTTTCCCCCACCTCGTCATAACAATTATAATAGATCCACCAGGCTGAAGACGCTGTCGAGGACCAGAAGTGTACCATTCATACGCATGATCGAATGCAGTCTCACTTAAAGCATCTTGCTCCGAGTGTGGGTCATCAATAACAAATAAATCAGCACCACGACCTGTTACCGCAGCTCCTACACCCGCCGCAAAGTACTCACCACCAGCACTCGTCTGCCATTTACCAGCACCTTTGTTGTCTTCTTTAAGATGTGTGTCAGGAAAAACTTCTTTGTATTGCGGATCGTCAATTAAATCTCGTACCTTCCTACCAAAACGTACAGCAAGCTCCGTATTATGCGTAGCCTGAATAATCTTAAGCTTTGGATTACGGCCCAAGAACCATGCTGGCATGAGATAGGAGGCAAACTCTGACTTGGAATGACGAGGGGGCATGTTAATAATAAGCCTCTTTAGCTTACCTTGCGCCACTTGCTCTAGTTTTTCTGCAATAATCCTATGATGCCGACCCTCAATGAAGTTCTCGTACACATGATGTGCAAACGGCATGAAGTGTTCTTGCGCCTCGTCCCTAAGATCTAGGCGTTTCTTAGCCTCGGTGAGGGTTAGTATTTCTTTTAACGCCTCTTCGGGAAGAGCTTGTAAGTTCATTAGACTTCATCAGAGTTTAAGATATAGGGACTAATTCGTCCTACCGTTCTAGGTTGGTAGTACGATCCCGCACGAGGACGACCGTAGGTAACTACTTCCTCTTCTTCCTCTTCCTCTGCTACATCCTCTTCTATCGGCACACATATGTACATGCCATTGATAAATTTCATAATGTAGCCAGGAGGACAGTTGCCGTCCTCATCTGGTGGAGTAGTAACATCATCACTGTCTCCCTCTCCAGATCCAACGGGGGTAGTAACATCATCATCATCAGATCCATCGAATGGAGGTTGTACAGTCGTATCAATATACGGATTAGTGTTGGTAGTCTCCAAGTTGTTGGTTATAGGCGAAGAGGTAATATTACCGCCAGTAGTAACCTTGCCAGTACCAGTAGTATTAATGGTAGTACCAGAAGTAACAGGGCCACCCATTCTTATAATTGTCTCAGCGTCTGTAGCATCGTCTTTGATTATTGATTTGTTAACCCCTTGCTCAGGACCAAAAGGAGTAAGCACTACATCGTCAATTATTTCCTCTGCGTTAATTGCGTCATCCTTGATCAAAGGTTTCTTCACCCTACCTGGTCGTAGAACATTGTCGTTCATAATCTCTATTTCTTCAACGTAAGGTGCTACCGCTGTTTGGTTGTTGGGGTTTTCCATTGGTAGAATGTTTTGTGCTGAAACAACTTGATTGTTAGAGACTGGCATTAAATTATTTCCAGTATTTGATTCCAGAACCATGTCGTTCATTATGTTTTCAAGAGTGTTGGTGGCAGGAGTATTAATAGCCATCATCCGTGCAGCTTGCTCCTCGGTTAAAAGCCCTTGATCAATCAAAGCTTGGATTTCAGATTGTTTCTGAAGAAGAATTGGATCAACATTAGGTCCTCTTTGAGCAGCAGCTGGAGGAGTATAGTTAGTTCCTTGCTCATTGCTAGGTAAAACATTGACCGGAGCAGGAGTAATTGTAGTACCTTCAGGAGTGAAGATTGCATCTTGTTCTGGTGCCGATGGAACATTTCTTCCTGCTAAGATGTCACCCACTAATGGATTAGTATTACCAACCGGTGCGTTGTCAACAAAACCAGTTGCCGCTCCACCAGAAGGACCTAGTCCGCCAACAGGGTCAAATTCATTTCTTGTTTCCATATTAGGCGCGGTAGGAATGTTTCTACCCGCTAAAATTTCACTCACTAATGGATTGGATCCGCCTGTCGGCGCATTGTCAACAAAACCAGTTGCCCTTCCGCCAGAAGGACCTCGCCCACCAACAGGGTCAAGTCTTGTTTCTATATTAGGTGCAGTAGGTTGATTTCTCGCAGCTAGGATCTCGCTAACTAAAGGATTGGCTCCGCCTGTCGGTCCTACGTCAGCAAAACTAGGTCTCCCAAACGCAGCAGGACCTAGTCCGCCAGCAGGGTCGAATGCATTTCTTGTATCCATGCCTGGAGCCACAGGCTGATTTCTTCCCGCTAAAATTTCATTCACTAATGGATTGGCTTGACCCGTTGGACTCAGGTCTGGGAACGCAGCCCTCTGTGGTGCACCACCTGTTGAGTTATCTCTAGCCGCCGCCGCAGCTGCCGCCGCAGCTCTTTGATTTAAAATCTGATTAACTAATGCGTCATTACCCCGACTGGATGAATTTATTGCAAATGGATCTATATTGCCACTAGCATCTGCCGCCGCTTGAGGGAAAGCATTCGACACGACATTGGTGGGTGTAGCTACCCGATTGTTTATGATTGAGTTTATGTTCGTGTTAGGTCCAGATCCAACAGGTTGAGCTCGTGCCAATGAATCCCTGTACGCTTGTATCGCATTTGCAGTGTTAGCATTAGCACCGCCAAACAATCCTAGTGCCGCGCCGACCGCAGCTTCGTCCATCATCTCAGGACCTTTGGCTAAGTTGTACGATACGCCGCCACCTAAGTTTCTATTAAGAGCTATATCCGAAGCTACTTTTTCAACAAACCCTTCTTGAAACCCTTCTGCTCCCATGCCTTGCAAGGCTCCTTTTAGTCCTACTCCAATTCCTCGAGAGGCAGGAACTACTCTGTTGATGCCTTGAGTAAGATTCGAACCAACAGATTTTGGTATGACTTGACCAAGTTTTGTTGTTGCGTTTACAGGAATATTGCCTAAAGCTGAAAGGGCTTTTTGATTCGCATTCGATACC